TCTCATTCTCACATGACCCTGATAGTTCAAGCGAAAAATTGTCAGATGAGGTTGGATTCCATCCAACACTTAGTAGGTGCACTGTAAAGAGCTTAATCGCATAGCGATCTCAACATCCAAAGGCATAAAGATGCAGGATGTAGGGTTATACAGTGGTACCAAAGTGACCTCGTGTAGAGAGAACTACACCAACTCAAGAGAGTTGCTAACAACTAATCACAAGTTTACCCAAAGTAGCTAGTGAAATAGAGTTACTGGAAACGGCCAGATACCGGAGCCTGTGGCACACAGGTAAGTCCTAGAAGCTCGGCGCTGGAGTAAGCGCACAAACAACAAGACGAGCAGCAGTGACAGTAGTCGCTGTAACTGTAAGTGTATATGTTCCGGACGTCGCAGTCGCAGTAAAAGTCTGCGAACACGAAGCAAGGGTGGCAGCCGCATTAACGCAGCTGTCAGCCATGTTTGTCTTTTGAGTAATCCCCGTAGTTGCCGCGGGGGTACAGGCAGTAATAACTGTGCCTGTGATACAGATATCGAAACAATATTCTGTACCAATACTCAAACCACTAAACGAAATAACGTTAGTGGCGGAAGATAAATTGTATGATCCAGTAGCGACTGCAGCAGTCCCGAAGGGAGCCGCAGCCGTCTGGGCGGTGGCACCTGCCAACGCACCAGCCCCAGCGGCACCTGCTGAGGGTAGTTGAGGGTTCATGAGTGTAATATCGTACTCAACCCACAACTTGGACCACGCAACGGCAGTACCATCGATAGTACAGACGTGGAGGTTACCTACATCATAAGTTTTGATGTCTAGGTTCGAACTAAGCGCACCAGTTCGAATATATCGATCCTCAGCGAGTCGCTTCGGGTCGAGATCCACACATATGTCCTTCCAAGGGGCATCCTCTTGGGTACTATAATACGACGATGCGATCTGCTCGTTAACAGGAGCAGAATCAGCAGCATCGTAATCGACAGCAAGGATAAGAGATCCAGGTGTCGTACTCGCAGTACGAGTATAGGAGCAGAAGCGAAGCTTATTAAACTTATACTTCTCCCATCCTTGGGCTTGAACACTCAACCAAGGAAACGTCAGCGGTAGACCAGGATTGATCTGCACCGTAGACGCAACTGCGAAAGCAACGGAACCAGTAACAGAAGTCACTAGTTCACGATGCACAATACGACAGGAATCCACGCTATTCTGAAAATAGCGTGCCTTACCTATAGACTGCCCAGTAGCATATGCACTTGCTACTGACACTTGTTTCTGAAGGCCAGTTTTCTGACGCTTCTGCCCGACTTGTGTCGGCGCACCCGAACGCTTACGCTTCTGAGTGACTTGTTTGGAAGTTTGTGGTCTTGCCTTACCATTTGATTGATTCATGGGGTCCTCCCAGTCATGCAGGATTAAGAAGCCTGCGGAGCGACTATGCTCGCATGAGAATCAACACGGTAGAATCGAAACGTCTCTACATCGTGGACTAGCCTTTGTAGTCTGTTGGCATTTACCGAAAACGGATTTAGCTCTGCTCCTTAACGCAGATTTGGCTATTTAATCTCATGGACCCAGTGGTGTCAGATCCTATTGGATACATAACTACACCGTCACGTAATCCTCGTGACAACAACCGATCATTGCTGGTTGTAGCTTATGGCTCTGTGCTGCAAACGCACCATAACCATTGACTGAATGAATCACTCAAAGATAGTCTAATCATACTGATTACAGTATGAACACTTCTCACCTCCACAGATCTCATGTATGGGTCGGGCTTCCGATAAGGAAGTGAATCCACGACGCTTGTGATCGGTGATGAGAGAGAAGTCGCAATTAAGCAGACTATCATGTAGTACTTCCGACCACCATTTGGTGCCGACGTACTTGTACTCAGTGAAGTCAGAAAGCAGTGCATGACACGGTACTTTCATTTTTGCGGATCGATAGAGTCTTACTCCTTTCGATTCGAACTTCAACCTTTCCAATTCCGCCGAATCCATCGGTGGAGATGACCAATTCGGGTCATGGGAGAGTGAAGCGACTGGCCGACACCAAGGAGGCATCGGGCAATACTTGTCCGGGACTAGAATTCTATAACTCTGGTCAGGTATATCAACAAAACCGCTTGCTGTTCCCATACGCAGCTGTTGATAGGGACCTATTGGAGACGGGTCCAGGCCTACTGTGGAACAGTAAGTAGGTCCGGACCGTTCCCGGTCAAGATCGACCTCCAGGCCGATCGGCTTCATGGGAGGTTTGAGATACGGTGTGGTCCACGTATCGTAAAGATATTTGGCAATCTTACGTTGGGCACCTGTCACTATTGTGAATGGTGCCAGTGGCTGCATATCTACACCCTGATCAGTGAGCTGTTTAAAACGCTCAGCACTCAGGTAGGTAAGGTTCGGTAACTTCATACCTAACCCTCCTAACTCGCGAGGTATATAATAATTCATCTGGTGCCCATCGGCAGACTTAGATGAACTCGCGAGACGAGTCTTATTGTAATATTTAAATCTAGCGTCAGCTCTTGAAGGATTAAGCGCGCCAGATATTACAGACTCGTGTAGACAATGAACAGGTTTCGACTTACCTTCCTGTCGACACACCTTACTCTGTCCAAGTAGCATCCCCGCATTGAAGAAGGGTATACACTTGACGGTGTTTCCACGAATAGAGAATAACTCACTGTTAACAGTACAGTAAGTATCGTGGAAAAAGTTCTTTCCTGGAGACGGGAAAAGACCCGCTTCCGGCAGTGTCGCAAGCCAGTGGTTATAATTCTCCTCAGTAGTACGGAAGAGAATATCATCACCATTAACGAGGACATTCAGTTTCCTGAAGTCCTCAACTTTCGGCTCGACAGAATCCCAGTATGTGCAAACATTAATCATGCACAAAACGGGGAATGAAAGAACAGAACCCATAAGCTGTCCATTTTCTTGGATAACAGCATTTAGGTCCTCACCGTAACCTGTTGGGTAGTGGATCTCGTGTTCGTATAACACTTTACGAACCGTAGAAATGTACTTTGGTGACATGCCACAGAAGTGTCTCAGATGGTGTAAGAGACGTTCAAAACAGAGCTTTGTGAGCTCAATCTTGACATTATCTGTAGCTGCAGAGAAGTCACCAGAGGCAAAGGTTCCAATTGGTGATCTTCGACCAAGTTCCTCGATATGGGCTTTAGCCAATGGCTCGCCGATCAAGGAAAATTGGAAGAATCTCTTCAAGTAGGAATGTAAATCCTTCTGTAAACCCTTAGCTATTGCATAGGGACCCGCATTCGATTTGGTAATATTTCGAATCTTAAGCGGCTCGCAGATAGGATACACCTTTGCCTTACAATGGGTGAACTCGGGGATCTCGTCAAGTAGAACGCTTTGGTCAAGAGTTAATAGACCTCGGCGCTCCATGACCCCCCCTCTAGGATGGTATTCCATCCTAAGAAGCTCATCATTGCCAGTATGACCGTTTTGAATAGCATCATACTGAAGTACAGCCTTAGCCCCACCACTTACGGTGGAAGCTTCCCAACAGGCTGACGTGGAATACTCATGAGTAGTATCCACCTCCCGAAACGTGATTCCCTTAAAAATATTGTCGAATTTCTCCTGCATCGACATCAGGAATCTCACGTTACATCTCTCTCCTGGTTTTGTCATCGCCTTACGGTGCTTATGCAATGATTGCATAATGAAGTCATCAGGGACGACCTCAGCACAACGCTTAACTTGAGCGATGGACCAGAATAGGTGCTGGTTTACATCCCTGCCAGATACCATTCGATTACGAATATATCGGCGTACAGGGCCAGTAAACAGGAGCGGGCACCCCCCTGTCCAAGACAGTGGGGGCGTCGGAAGCACTCTTTGTGCCAAGCTCCGGGCGTGCATGTATGTAGTAGAGTACTTGACCAGGTCAATGAACTCCTCATAAGAACTACATGATAAAAACACATGCACGGGGAAAGTATCGAGGCGACAGAAAACTTTGAGAAAAATTTCTCATCGTGATCCGCCAATATCTCGATAAGGCCTATCGAGACCTGCAAAGCACTTGCAGCCCATACTTTCCCCATCGCAGTACACCCCTCCAACAGGAGCGTACTGCGAATCCCCTCACCCCCGTTAGGAAAAGCGGGTGTGAGGGGGGCCGTATCCACGCGAACCGATGCGCCTTTGCAAAGAATTAACAGGATTCCCTGTATCTTCCTAGCATGTGCTACACTGTCACAGTGTAACAGCATCGATTCACGGTCGTCATTCCGACGACGTAAAGCGTGAGACAACAGATTCAATGCATCTAAAATGCATGCGTCCTTTTTCAAGGGACAGTTGCT